CAAGGACACTCACCGTGGCTATAACCCTGAGACCCCAGGAATGGTCGGGAACTCAGCGTATTGTGAACACTTTGGAGGCAAGTGGAGCCAAAGACAACACTTATGGCTCCAGGGTTGTGGAGTACGTCCACCGCAATTGGACGCAGTCGACGTTGGAAGGGGTCGCAGTAAGGCAGCTGCTGCCTTACGCAGCATGCCTCTACCACAAATGTCGCCCACAGCCAGACCGCTGGGAGATAATCAAGCAGCATCTCCCCTGCTTCGAAGGATTGACATTCAGGGCCTATGCTGAGCTCATCTTCATCGAAGACGAGCCGCTGCCGCCCCCCGAGCCAGAACCGGTCGACACAAGGACCTACGTCTTGCCCATGAATTGGATGATTTTTCCAAAGGAAGAACCCAAGGGCGGGGACACCGCGAAGCCCGAGGTGGCGGCCTCCGTGCCAACCACTGAAGAGGGCAGCGCGACCTCCGTCCAGACGGTCGACCAAATGGACACGAACGTACTGGCGAAGGAACTGAGTGATCATCTAGTGGCCACGCCGGACAATCCGGCCGTGTTCCGCTCCGTCCTCGTCGCACCTACAGTGGGCGAGCCCATTGTCCCTGGCAACACGAACGACAACGTGCGCAAGGCCATCACCGAGCGCATCGACAACAAGCAGAACAGGCCCAAAATCTCCGAGGAGATGCGAGCTAAGATCAAGAAGTTGAATCTCGCGGCCAAATGGGGACACAAAGGGAAAGACGGTAAAAGGAAGTTCAACTTCCAGGGTCTCTTCCACCACGCCGAGATCGAGAAATGGCTGACAGCCAACAATCTCGAATCCTGTAAGTCAGGCAAATGGACACCCGAAAGGCTCGAAAGGGCCGTCGAGTCCCTCAACTCCATGACGAAGAAGGCCTACACTTACAAGGGATTGGTGAAGGCGGAAGCGATGGCGGAGGGCAAACCTCCGAGGCTCATCATAGCCGACGGCGACGTCGGCCAAGTGATGGCGCTGTTGACGGTGAAGTGTATGGAGGACCTCATCTTCACAGCCCATGTCTCCCGCAGCATAAAACATGCTAGCAAGGAAGAAGGCATGAGCCGCGTCACCAAGAACCTCAGGTCGGAGTTCCATGGGACCATCTTTGAAGGAGATGGTTCAGCTTGGGACACCACCAACACTGAGGCGTTGAGGGACGTCATCGAGAACCCGATTCTCTTCCATATAGCCAGGACGATCATGCAGAAGTCCAACCTGGTACCCGCGTCGTGGCACGACGAACACCTCACGTCCACAAGTCAGGCGACTATCACCCTCGGACTCCCTGAGAAGGAAGAGAACCGCTGGGTGCGCCAGACGATAAACGCCATTCGGCGTTCAGGACATCGGGGGACCTCGGTGCTAAATTGGTGGGTCAACTACACCGTTTGGCACTGTATAGTGCTGAAGGAGCCCCACCTCTCACTCGATCTACGTACCAAGTACGAGAGCGACCTTCCGAGCCAGCTCAAGAAGAGCATCGTGATGAAGACGGCTTTTGAAGGTGATGACTCCGCGGTGCTCATATCACCGCCCCCCACCCAGGGGGATGTCATCTACATCGAGGAGCAGTTCAAGGCACTGGGGTTCAATATGAAGTTGTTCGCCAGGAAAGCGGGAGAATCGGCAGAATTCTGCGGGTGGCACATCAAGGTCAACGAGTTCGGAATGACGGACGCGTACATGCCAGACTTCAGAAGGACCGTACGCAACATGGGAGTCTGCGCGTCCGCGAACGTTGTCAATGCCTGCAAAGCAGGCGACATGAACGAAGTCAAGAAGGCCGCCGCCAGCAGAGTTGTGTCGTATGCGCATATGTACCGGCGCAGCATTCCAACCTTCTCTAGGAAGTGTATGGACTACGCCGTGTCCCTGGGATTCCAAGGCCTCTGCAAAGAGGACGAGATGCGCTTGGGAGAGGAAGGACTGAGCTTCCTGGAGACGATACCCGCGGAGTACGCGAGCGCCGCGCAAGAGAGTGAAATGATGGACAAATTCGGCCTCGGAGTTACCGAGGCTGAGCGCGCGCGTTTCGAAGGCTTCGAATGGGACTTTGATCGACTCCGAGACTTCGAAGAATACAAAGCGGCATTGCCCGAGAAGTGGCGTCCCTAGAGGGGCGAGAACAATTGCATGGGGTCATAATTAGTAGCCATTTTGGCGAAAACATAAGTCTGGCCCGGTACGCCGGGGAGATGGGGAGTGGACCGAACCCACAAGGTTGAGCCATGGTGGCGGCTCCCGCAAGTCCACGCGTGTAGATGTCCCGCACGTTAGTACCCGCCTTATTCTTGCGTGGTTCGTTTCGCCGAAACGGATCCCCAGCCTGGTCCCTGAAGCGGTAGGGGTGAGGTGAAGGCCACAGAGAGCCAGCCGACACTGGTAGCACTAGCCTAGCTCTAAGTCTCTGCCACATCCACCAGTGGACTCGACTACGCCTGACGATCATTTTGTAGGGCGTATGCCGCAAGGGGCGCGTACTGAGTACCCAGCAATGAGGTGCGCGTCTTGAAGTGGAAAGTGGGAATGGTACGGTCCCCCGTGGAACGGAACGAAGCGCTGCCTAGTGTATGGACGAGTAAGCAGCGTAGTTCCGGCGGGGTAGTCACACGTCCTAGGCGCGACCGCATTTTGCGGTTGAGTTGGGAAAACATTTCTCCAGACCTCGTGCAATAATGCATGTTTCACCAGTTTCACATGTAGTATGGGGCGGCCTAGCAAACCGTCCCGCTGACTCTCCATTTTGGCTCATGAGTCCAGCAAAGCCACCAGTCTTGACAAGACACATCACGACCGACAATGGTAAAAGTGGTATCCAAGCGAACCACAAGGGCGAAGGTCGTCAAGAAGAGGACGCG